GTCGGGGCGAGCGGAAAGCCAAAGGTGGGAGAAACCGGCCTCATGTCCACACCTCCGAATTACCCGGAACCGGCGTCCAGATGCCCGGCGAGCCCGTTGGACTGGACCAAGACGCGCCCGCACCCGGAACCGGCGTCCACGTCGCGCCGCTGACAAGCGCCACGGCGGACAACGTATCCCGGGCCTCCGTGACCGCGAGAAAGCCCGTAATGTCCCCCCCAAACACCGCCCCCGAAGCCGAGAGGGTGTCCCGAGCCTCCGTGACATTGACCGTGCCGGTTATAGGCCCGCCAAAGACCGTTCCAGAGGCCGCAAGCGTATCAGGCGCTTCCGTCCGGGCCAGCGAACCCGAGATCGCCACCCCGCCAGATGCGGAGAGCGTGTCCGGTGCTTCTGTGACCGCTACAGTGCCGGTTGCCGGTCCACCCGAGACAGTGCCAGAGGCCGATGCAGTATCCGCCGCCTCAGTGACGCCGACAGAGCCCGCAACGAGAACCGCACCCGAGATGGAAGCGGTGTCCGCTGCCTCCAGGATCGCCGCGTCACCTGTGATGCCGCCGCCCGAGACCGTGCCAGACGCCGAGACGGTGTCGGGCGCTTCGGTAATGCCAGCCGAGCCAGAGACAATGACCTGGCCGAGGGCGTCAAGGGCGTCGGGGGCCTCCGTGACCGCCAGAGAGCCGGTAATCGCCCCGCCAGGAGCCCCGGCGGACAAAGCCGGGACGCGAATCCGCAGGGCCATGAGTTTAGTCTCCGATCAGCGGAGGTCGGTTCTTGAACCGGTGCGCGGCGGGCAGGTTGGCCACCAGGCCCCACTTCCAGGCCAGATAGCCCTCAACGGCCTGAACCTGCGAGAACGAAAGGGCGAGCGTCATGATGAGTTCCGCAATCCAGCCGTTCCAGGAAGACCCGCCAGACGTACCGACGTCCGACCCCACGCGGATGCCTGTGGTGCTCAGAGCACCGGACTGGCCCGCCAGCGTGACCCGGGCGCCCCCGTTGGCCGAGATCGCGTTCTCGTTGGCCGCGAGGCCCGCTGTGCCGAACGCGCCGGTCAGCAACTGCGGGCCAGTGCCAAGGCCCGTGACGATAGGCGTTGATGTGCCAGTCCCGCCTGCAATCTGCATTGCAGTCCCGGCACTCGCGCCTGAACCAAAATAGAACTGCGGATAGGCGGCGCTGGACGAGCCCGTGTCACCCGTCAGCTTGGTCACCGCGATTCGACGAAAGCTGGAGAGCAGCCCTGCCCCGGATGCGACGGCGAAGGTGCAGAACGCCCGGTTGGGCGCGATGGTGAAATCCGGCGTGTCCAGCTTCGTCGCGCTGGCCGCTGTGAAGTTCACCGCTGGCAGGCCGTTGGTGGCGTTGCTCAAGAACGCCGGTTTTCTGACGGTCGTCGTAGCGTCACGGCCAAAGCCGCTCTTGTCCCTCCAGGTGTTGACGCCCGACGCATCGACCACAAGGGTCGAGAGATCGGCGGCGTCGAGCCAAAGCGAAGGAAGTGTGCTCTCCGGCGTCCAGAGCCGCGCCTGAAGCCGCGCCTCATCGACAGGCGAGACGCCTCGGGGCATCAGGAGACGTCCTCGTTACAAGGACGGACGTAGAGCTCATTTCCCGAGGCCGCCAGGGCCACCCCAGCGTTGTTCACAAGGGAGAACCGCATTGAATATGGGTAGAGGCGGACCATGTTGAGGACCGCCACCTTTGCGCTCGCGCCCGAGGTAAGAGGCACCACATACAAATCGCCGCCGACCCTGTCCGCTGTGTCCGTGCCGTCATTCAGCGTGACCCGGACGGCGACGGAGCCGCCCGGCGCCGGGGTGATGGAGCCGAGCTTGATTGTCACCAAGCCGTAAAGGTCCCGGTTCGCGCTGTTGTCGTAAGTGACGACCGAGGACTCCCCGGCGTTGGCCAGCGAGTTGAGCGTCGTGCCGGCGAAGTTTGAAGAGCGGGCACTTGGGGTTGCCCATTTCGCGACAGCCATGATCTACCCCACTGCTCCCCGGGCCAGACCCACCGACCGGGCCGTCACTTCGATTTGGTTATGCTCCGCCCAAGACGGGAACCTGCGCCGCTCGGCGCTGGCCTTCAGAATCTGCGCGTCGGTGGCGGTGATGACCGTCGCCGCCGCTAGGCCGTCGAGCCCTGCGCGGACAAAGGCGTGAGCCGTGTCGACCCCGCCGTCCGTCAGAATGTAGAAGACCCAGCGCAGCGTCGCGTCCTGCACCGCGCCCGCTTCGATGGCGTTCAGAACCCGCGCCCCGGCCTCGGGGCCGAGAGCGACCATAATGCCCGCCGGCCCCAGAAGGGTCTTCTCCAGGGTGACAACCTCCGGAAGGCTGGGGTCTGGGCTGTTCAGCAGCTCGGCGACCCGCCAGTCCGGAAGACCGGCGAGATCGGCGGCGGCGACACGTTCGGCCAGGCTCATGGGGTCAACCCTTCAAAGGCGTTTAGGCGTTGCCTTCGGTCACGGTGAAGGACGTAACGCTCACCGTCTGACTGGTGGCGATGCTGGTGTTGTTCAGGTTCAGGTCCGAGCCCGACGTGCCCACGTCACCGTCCATGATCGCCGTGGTCCCGTTGGACTGGAACAGGCGGAACCAGGAGGCGGTTCCAGTGGCCGCCGCCGTGCCATTGCTGATCGCATTAGCCGTCAGGACGCCGCCAGAAGCCGCCGGAGCAAAGGCCGTGGCGTTGCAGGTCAGCTCAACAAGCATGGTCTGCGTGGTAATCGCCGTGCCCGGGTTGGCGGGGCGCGTCCCGTTGTAAACCCGCAGTCGCGCCGAGGTGCCTACGCGGGTCGTTACCGCGTCCATTTCGGCATTACGGGTCGTGGTGTCGAATTTAATGGCCATTCAGGAGCCTCAGAAGTCGGAGTAAATGCTGTAGCGGCGCTGCAAGCCGCGCTGCGGGAACTCGGTGCGAAGGACGCCGACCACCGGCTTGTCGGCTACGCGGATGGCCTCAATGGCCTCGTCGAACAGGGTCTTGAACGTCACCAGCGCTTCGCTGTCCCGCAGGAAGGGGCCGGCCGACATCAGGGAGCCGTAGAGGTAGACATCCGGGGCGCTCGTCAGGAGCCAGTTGGTCGGGGCGGCGTCCGAAAGAGCCGGAACCTTCCGCACATAGGCCAGCGTTCCGACGTAGGACTGGCTGGGCGCGGGCCAGATTTGGAACTGGTCGCCGATGATGGTCACGAACTGCGGGGTGCTCGAAACGCTGCTCTCCGTCAGCGCCTCGCTGATCTGCTCCGGGGTTGCGAGCATCAGCTCAAAGGCGTTGCCAGTCGCATCGGTGATCCGGAAGGACTTGAACTCAAGGAAGTCGCCGGGAATGGCGAAAAAGGGCGTATCGACGTTGGCCGTCGCGATGACCTGCTGCTCGCGTGTGCGCAGGTCACGGTTGATGCGGGTTTCGGCCAGCGTGATGAAGTCGGGAATGCGGGCGGTCAGGTCCGAACGGTTCAGCCAGTCGGCGACCGCCGACTGAAGCTCTGAGTAGGTCGTGATGGCCATGCGGTCCCCCAGAAGAAAGGGGAGAGGCCGAAGCCCCTCCCCCCCTGTCGATCAGCTGGATCAGCTGTTGTGGAGGCGCGCGGCCAGTTGGGGCCGGAGCGTCTTGTAGCCGTAGAGGACATCCAGACGAGTGGGGAACTTGTCGTTGTTGATGTCGTACTGGCGGACGACCCGCATCGAAATGCCGTCCATGACCTCGCGGGCGGCGAAGTCCACACCGCCCGGCATCACCAGGTCCGCCGTCGCAAAGGCGAAGGCTTCCTTCTGGTAGAGCAGGGAGATGCCCACAGCCGTGGAAGCCGTGCCGGCGAAGGTGATAGCCGCAGTCGCCGAGGTGGTCGGGATGACCACGTTCTGACGGCCGCCAGCCAGCACAATGGCCGGGGAGAACGACACAGTGCCCGCGCCGCCGGCGTAAGCCGCCGCCACCACGAACTGCTGCAAGGTCCCGGTGCTGACCTTGGTCTCGGGGTGAACCGCGAACACGTTGCCGATGGTGAACACGTCGCCCACGTTCATCGCGCCGGCGCCGGTGGCCACGGTCATGGTCGAGACCGGGTTTTCCGAGATCGGCAGGACGCCCACGAGGGTGGAGGTCGTGTAGGAGGCGTTGGCCGCACCGCGAGTGTGCCTGCCCCACATGGTGTTTTCGACAAAGTCGAAGCCGGCAGTGCGGCCCATGTAGCCTTCGCGATACTGCTTGGCGATGCCCGAGGTGTCGTTGAACAGGCCC